ACCAGCATAGCGCTTAATTAGGTACTTAACGATTGCTAGCTTAGGGTCATCGTTATCTCCAATAGTCGCATCATCTGCATCCAAGTTAGCTAACGGTGTGACATCAGACCACTTTTCATAAACACGTGAACCTGACAAAGTTGATACTGATTCAACATTGACATATTGTTCCAAGGCATCATATTGGCGAACAAGCGTGTGAATAGCTGTTTGGATATCTTGTGGGATAGTCAAACCAATGGCGTTACCATTCAAGTCAGTGCTTGAGTCAATTTGGTTAACAACACTGGGAATACCTTTGATCATGCCCTTAAAATTGTCAACAAACTTTTTCTTCAAGTCGTTTTCTTTTGGCGTTAATTCAGATGTTGGTTCTACGTTGTCATCAACTACGTTCTCAGCTTGTGCTTGAACCAAGTTTTCGTGTGCTAAGTCACGCTTAGCGATCGCATTTGTAATCTTTGTTTGGATGTCTGCAACATCTTCTGCAGAAGTAGCATCATCATCAACCATGAGCTGTGCTTGATTTTGTAAATCAGAGACTTTTTGCCCCAAATTCACCCATTTTTCATTTAAATCGTTAATATTTACTGCCATATTAATTATTTCTCCTTTGTTTTTCCTAGTAAAATAGCCAACTTACTTTGCTTTAAATCGCTAGTAGGTTGACTATTTTTTACTTTATTTTCTAGTTTTTCAGTCTTTTCGGACTTGTTCAGTAGATTAAGCAGCTTGTTAACGGCTGATTTAGGTACAATATTGGCTGTTGCATTTGAGAAAGCTGCTTGTTTTTCGTCCACAAACATGATTTCATCAGCAAATCCCTTATCAACGGCTTCCTGTGCACCAATCCATGTTTCTTTAGCCATCATGTTGAGTAAATCGCCTTGTGCCATACCTGTCTTAGATTCATAAGCGCTGGCAATTGACTTATCGATGCCATCTAACACATCTATTTCATGTGCTAGGTCATCTTTGTTACCGCCTCCGTAACTAGCTGCCTGATGAATCATAAGTTGAGCAGTTGGCGAAATATTAACTTTGTTTCCAGCCATAGCAATAACGCTTGCAGCACTGGCCGCCAAGCCTTGAATATTTACTGTTACATTAGCCTTAGATTGGCGTAACATAGTGTAAATTTCACTAGCAGAAAATACATCCCCACCGTTTGAAGCAACATTTACTTCAACGTCATCGTCATCATCTCCATCATTTAGGATTTGAGCAACCGCACTTGGTGAAACACTGGGAATGCCAAAGAAACTATAAAACGCAGCAGTTTCATCATCAACAACCGTGCCTTTAATATCAATTGTTTTGGTCAATATCTTCACTCCTTTCCATTGTAGTATCAGGAATATCAGGAATATCTGGCATATCAGGTGGTAGATACCCTGTCTTCTTAAGTAACCACTTTGCCTCAGCGGCTGTCAGTGTGTTACTTTGCTTAAATGTGTTTATATTTGTGGTGTAATCATCGTTTACTGGGTCAATAGCTGGTTTAATGTCAATATCAACCGAAGATGATTGCTTATTTGATAATTCGCTAGTGATGGAACGCCCGAATCTCATTAAGGCTTTGGCGTAATCGCCGCCTATCATTTTTAATGAGCTTTGTTGGTCACCCTGTCCGTTTAAAACTGAATCAGGTATGCCATAGGCTTTAGCGATTTGTTTTGAAGTCCAATCTGTTTGAGCAAGCAACTTGGAGACATCCCCTTTAATTTCAAGCGGCGTATATGTCTCTAATTTATCAATTACGACTGGACCGCCATTGGAATTATTGATTTGGTTCATGAATTGCCGTGACAAAGCAGATTTATGCTTAGCTTGCATTAATCCGCCGCCGTCCACTTCCAAAATACCAGGTGTCAAAACAGATTTTGCTAAAGCGTTGATAGTTAGCTTGTTAGATGAGTCTTTAATTTTCAACTCACTAGCCAACGACCTTAGTGGGCTGATTCCGGTTGCACCACCGTTTTGACTTAGCAACCTAAAATGAATCATGTCACTTGAAGGTATGCTTTGTTTGATACCCACTAACGGCGAATCAAAAGTAACGTTATAGTACAATCCTGAATAATCATCTAATGGAAATACACTAACCTGACTAGGTCTCAAATATTCCCATCTGATATCTATTCCATTGCGATTACGCCAACGATATACAAAGGCTTCACCACCCAGCAATAGTTGAGCGTAAACCGCTTGCCAAAAGCTATGTCCGTTCGTCCAAGTCGTTGGATTATTCAACATACTCTGATTCTGCGAATTATCAGTAATTAACTTTGATGAAGCTAAATCTGCGCTTAATTGAAAAACGGTAGAGTAAATGTCTGAATTGCGCAATGCTACATCTGCACTCACGTAATCATCTTTACCTACCGGATTCAAAAAGTTCACAATTTCAGGATCATCAAAATTAATTTCGTTACCACCACCCACATCTAAGCTGTTTGTAAATCGTGGGCTAAATAATGGCAATATCAATCACCCCCTTTCGGTGCGCTATTAGCAATCAATTCACTAACTAAACCAGTAACAGCAAATGAAATCGCTAACGAAACGCCACCCGCTATCTGGTTTAAGCTAAACATTGCCCAATTAATCGTAATCAGAGATGCTAAATAACATAGCAAGTCAAATATTCGCCAAATAAACGGCAATAGTTTTTTAAAAATCATAGTTCGTCTCCCATCAATCCGGCTTCGTCACTAAGTAGCCAGTCTAGTTTCTGTTGTGGCGTCATTCGTTCAATCTGCTTTTCAGGGTCATTCACATCCGAATAATCCTCAAAATGTATCATCCCCTGATATAGGGCATCAATAATGGCATCCACAACATCAATCTTGAGCGTTGCCTTTGCTTTATCAACTTGAATTCCTACCTTATCTTCGTAAATTTGAGCGTTAAGCAAAGCCTTTTCCATAATTTTATCGTCAAGTCTAGTTAAAGAACCTTCAACAAATGATTTTTGCATAAATTTAGTAGGGTCTTTTAATTCCTGAGTACGCTGCCTTACACCCATTAAATTCCAAGATGTATTAATATCTAGTTGTTTAACCATAGGTGTCATTCCCAGTGCATCGTAACCAAAAAAGACAACTTCTAATTCGTTGTCCTCTACATAATTCAATAACCACTCGTAAACTTGATCGTCGTTAATCATTCCTTCTGGATGTGCTGTAATAGTGCAGTATCCCTTTTGAGCTAATTCACGATAATTAATGCCATCTTGTTTTTCCTTCGCGTCAATACTGCCAGCTTTGTACCAAGGTATGAACGAATGTTGTTCTATATGCCAACGTTTGTTGTTGTTTTTATCTCTATAAGGGTAAACAAAAGCTATACCGGTATTATCACTAAACATTGAATAATCAAATCCAATGTAAACCTGCCTGCCCTTGATATCAAACTCCGGTATGATTGCGCGTTCAATATCTTTTAGTTTCAAGAACGCCGCCTGAGATACTTGAAGGTAAATGTTCATTGTTTTGTTTTGAAACTCTGCAATTTTACCTTTAGCAGCTAGAGTTTCGCGTAAATTTGCAATCCCCTTTGTGATGCTTGCTTTCTTGCCCGGCAAACCAATCAATGGGTTTGATTTTTCCCATGTATCTGGTTCAAATACTTCGTTCTCACTGTCTTGTGACCATACTAGCCAAAGCGAATTGTCATATTCTCTACTCCAATCTTTTTCCATTGACTCAACACCACGTTTTAAATCATTGAAAAATTCAGTATTCAGAAATTCATAGGCTGTTGATATCTTAATAAATTGGTGATTTTTGACATCTGTTTGTCCAGTAATAATTCTTGAAGTATACTTACCAGCTTTTTCATCACCAGCCTCATCATAAATAGCGCTAGTAAAGTGATATCCATCAAATTTACCTGATTCATTTGATATTTTAACTAATCGGTTGTTGGGTTTCTTAGCTACAATTTTACGTTCTTGTGCTTCTATACCTCTAACAGAAGCCATTTTTTTAAATGCCTTATTATTGTTAATCAAATCGGTGATCATATATTTGACGTAACCATACAATTTATCAATCTGATCAGAACTATTACTCGCCACTAGATAATCTTGGTTTCCAAGTGTTGCTCCCTCAATCAGGAACGAATAAGCAGAAATAATAGCAGCGAAATATGTTTTCCCTTGTTTACGAGCAACACTAATATCTGCTTCAGTAAAACGTTTGTCTCCACTACTGTCTCGCCATCCGTTAAGCTGTGACAATATAAACTCTTCCCAAGCCATCAAGGGCAAAGGTTTGCCTGCATCGACATCGGGACATAGTGAAGCAAAATATAAAATTGCTTTAACTTGTTTTAGGTCATAATGATATGGAAATTCAGGGTCATTATTTTCTGAACGCAATAAGTCTCGAACATGCCGTAGTGAAGCTAGTTTAATTTTATAGCCAGCTATTTGTTCGCCATCTAAAACTCTGAAAGCATATTTTGTACCGCTATCCTGATACTTTTTTCTGATTTCACTATAATCATTAAGCTGGTAAGCACCCAAAACGTCTTTTGATTGTGTTAAATCAATTTTTTTCATCAAGCACCACCCAATACTTTCATCATGTCATCTATTTCTGCTTGGTCATCATCTCCATCATCAACCGTTATAGATAATAATTCAATACGACCCCGTGGTGTCATTCCTAATGCATCACATGCAGAACGTAAGTTCTTACTTGCTTTATCAATATCAGACACAGCAGGGTTTGGCTTGATTAAACCACCCTCAGTTAAATACTGTGTACCATTATCTTTTATTGATTCATAAGACAATCTCATGATTTGGTAGTTAATGCATAGTGATTCAACTATTGTTCTATCTAATTTTTGAACATCGTACTGCTCGATTAGCATTGGAACAATACGTCTCCATAAATATCTAGCCGTCCCACCCAAGTATTCAGGTGGACTAGCTGATAAATTGTTATCTTTCATTTAATCCTCCATTTCTTGGGTAGGTTTAGGGGGTAGTTTTCGAAACAAAGAATGCTAATATACCAATACATCAACCCTCAAAAAAACCCAGAAAAAAACTTTTGAAAATTGGCGTGTGATACAAGATGACGATATGTGTGTGCTCTTTAATCTGGCGAACATGGGCGGGGGTATTTTTCATTTTAAAATTTGTTTGGTGTCAATAAGCGCGAGCTGCTTAAAATGTTTTCGAAACGATTTTATGAACCATCAGCGGTTGCTGCATTCCCAATATTTTTAACCCTTACTTCTTGATTGGGATAGGTAACACCGACTACCTTAAACTGTTTGTTACCATACTCATCAATACATACTGCAAAGTTGATTGTAGGTTTATGCAAGTTAAGCTTACTCATAAGAAGTCTTTCTCTTAGTTGTTTATTTGTTACCATTCTCTATGCTCCTTTCATCAACTTATTAATCATAGCCACACTTCTAACAGGACTAACATGCTTCAACTGATTGTCTTTACCTGTACCATAGTACGATTGCTCCCACTTGGTCTTTAATGTATGACACCTACTGCACGTCACTGCAAGATTAGCCATGTCTGCCTTATCATTTGGGGATGCTTCAACCGGTACGATATGATCTACCGTTTTACCTTGCTTGATCACACCATTGCACTTGCAGTATTGACACAAGTAATGTTGTTCATCTAACACTCGCTGCCTTAGGTTAACCCACTGCTTTGTACGGTAGAAGTTATACTGACCACGCTTGTTGTCGTCACGGTTACGTGTCACTGTATTGTATCTGTGTGTTGCTTGCTTATCTCTAGGAACATACACGCGTTCTTGGTCTGCATGTTTAGCACAGTAATGCTTAGGCAACTCAACCATGTTGAAACAGCCATTGGCTTTGCAACGTCTAACTCTAGCCATGGCGCTCGTACCACATATACATTATTAACAGCGTATATAACACCACATCAAACGCACCCAATATTCCTACAACAATCCAATCAAATGTAGTCATTTAAGGCACCTCCTTTCAATGTTTTAGTGCAAAATAAAAAGCGCCTATGCGCCTTTCTCGTTTATAAACCTAATATCAAACCGATATTTTTTATCACCAAAAAGTGTAATTTCCATTTTTGCTTTGTTTTCCTTCAATATATTGTATTGTGGCATATCAATTTTCCAATCACCAGGTTCTAGAAAATTGATTTGTTTCGACTCAAACCCCTTAATTATAATGGGACCTTTGTTTAAAGTTGATAATCGCGTATCATGATATACAATCTCAATATTTTTTATCATTAAGTCCGGATCATTAATATTGAATATATCAATCTCGAGTTGAGGTATAAGAATATTAATAGGAGGTTCACCAGGCATTGGAATTGCCACTACCCTAAATACTGGATCAACATCAAAATTTATTTTTGTCCGTCTGTAACTGATTGCTAACCATACCGCACTTATTGTTCCAATAGCACCAAACCAATCAGCCCAACTCCCTACCTCTTTTATTGTATTATTAAATAAAATAAACAATATTACAATAATTATTCCAGAATAAAATATAGAATATTTCCACCATTTATCAAACATCATTTCCAACCTCCAATAGAATGATTATACTACTAGAGACGAGAGTTGGATTAGAAATTATCTACTCATGAAATAATTAAACAAAACACTAATCACTCCCACAGCAAGCAATGCTATTTGAGTATGATTAATATCTTCCTCTAGGCTATTACGCCATAACATATTCCATCTTTTCTCTTTTTTGAGAAGTTGAATATCGTCTTCGAGCTTGCTGATTGTTTCATCGCGCCTTTTTATCTCCTTGCGCATTTCAAACTGTTCATCTTTCAAATGAGCGATCATATTGTTGGTTTGTACCATGTTTTTAACTAATATTTCTACATCTGCTTCACGCTTGATATTCGCAAAGTCAATTTCTTCTCTTACTAACGCCATCTTTATTCTCCTAGAATTGTTGATACATCATGATACGTAGCTTATCTCTCAAACTCTCAATAGGAATTTAACGCAAAACAAAAGGCGCCGTAGCACCTTATTTTTTCATGTTTTGGATAATATTTTGCAATTCTATATCTATCTGATTATAAAGATATTTTAATCGTTTTGCGCTGTCGTTTCTTATTTTTTGTATTTTGTCATCAATGTTTTGAAAATCATAATCTGATTTGTCAATTATCACGTCCATGAGTTCCATTTTCTCAATCAGTTTACTCGAAATGCATTCAGAAAGGTCATCAAATAATTTTTTTATTTTAGATGATCCAAAGTTTGCCAAGTGTCTGCATTCAAAATCATAAAATAAATCTATTTGCCACAAAAGCTTTCTCCGTTCTTCTAATTTTAACAAGAAAAATTGGAATTCTTTATTGTAAGAATCACGCTTTTGTTCCTCTTTTTCTAGTCTCATAAAGTTTACGGCTTGAGCAGTTTTTAAATCTTCATCAATTTGTTCATTATAGTATTTTTGCACAGCTTCATTCAATTCAACCAATTTGTTAAAAGAATATTCATTCATAAATTTATGATTTTGTAATTGCTCTTGCTTTTCATACTGTTCGCGCGCCATCGCTTCATTCGAGTTCATTGTTATTAACATCTGGTTTTGTTGAGATGTCAATTGTTTTTCCAACATTTTTTGTTGTGCATCAAGCTGTTTCTGAGTATTTTTTGTAGAAAAATGATTAGAAATCAATACAGATAGAATAGACACGATTCCAACAATAATAGGAGGAAGAATAATGCTTACTAAATTATGATTTTGTGAACTTGATAATTTTTCTATTTGCCTCATCAAATCTTGGTTTGTAACTGTTGATAAAATAATCATTGTATTTTTCCCTCAATGTATAATAAATTTATATTATCATATCTTAAACAGTTGATAAAATGTAATATATAAAAGATTTACATGTACCAATGGTAGATAATGAAGCTACTGATGTAGAGGTTTAACTTTTTAACCACTTCATGTGGCTCTTATAGTCAATCTGCCTGTTTTCCAACACTTCTGACCTAACCTGAATACGCGAGCGCTTACGTCGTGCAATGCTCTCTGTTTTCATCATGTCAGCGTGCTTACGATTAACATCAGTCGCCTGTTTGATATGTCTACGTCTCTTGCGTAGTTTTTTCTCTGCTTCATTCATGTTTAACTCCAAACAAAAAGCCCAACCTATTCACGTGGTTGAGCTTTTAAAATATTCAATTTATTTCTGGGCAGCTTTATGCAGAAATGCATAATACTCATACAGAGCTAACGCTACGAACATAACTAAAGCAATGTAAATCGCCCCAGATACTGCTGTGACAGCTACTACGGTCAATCCAATCGCTGAAGTTGTGAAAATCAACGAAAACTTTTGAAGTTTAGTCAACTTGTCAGTATCTCCTTGAAATGACACTGAGGTCATAATAACACCAACTAATATCATTAATCCAAAGAAAATATGTAATGCAATCATAATTATCTCTCCTTTATGTACGATGCCTTACCCCAACAATAATCATAGAAGAACACATCACGAATATTGCTTCCAATATAAGGCACCTCATTAATAATAGCATCTTCTGAAAGCGATTACTACTAAATTTTGCCAATTAAAAAGCATCCGTTAAGATGCTTTCTTGGTGACCCATATCACTTTATGATATTATCAATACTTTTTTCAGGAGAGTATAGAATGCTTGGGTTACCACACGTTAAATGCTAGCACACAAAGTTACCTTTGTCACTAACATATTTTATGTACGGTGCCTCACTTCTTGCGATGAGAAAGAAGTTAAATACGGTAATAGGAGTATTTATGTGAGACACCTTACAAACTATGTTAACACTATACGTTACTAATTTCTAGGTCATTTTCAGTCTGATTTATTAGTTATCTTTCGAGTTTTTGCCACTATTTTTATTTTTACCAACTGTATACCCAATTTGAAAAGTGGATATCACCAGAGCAATTATAGATAAAACCATTGGTCCATATATATAAATTTCACTCATTTTTGTTCCTCCAAAATTTTGGAATTTTTCTTATAGTCTTGATCATACAACGATTTATTATTTTCGAGCACCTTTAAATCACTTTTAATTACATTCAATGAACTGCCGACACCTTGGTAGAAATTTCGTCTTGCTCCCAAATCTACGTGAAGCTTGTCTGTGTCTTTTGGAGTTTCCGTTTGGTTAACCCTCAACGCATTCACATATGATGTCGCCTTGTAAATCACAGCGTTAAGATTTTGACGATAAACTTGATAATTCATAGCTTGATTTTTAGACAAACTTGTTGGATTTATGGCTTCAATAGTTTCAAAGTTTTGTTGAAGACTATCAAGTTGAAATCTAAATTGACCATAATCAAGTGTTTCATCTCCGCCATTGTCAATTTTATAAATCATCAGATCCAAATCATATTCAGCTAATTTTGCTGAATTAATCAGAATTTTGTTTGTATTGTCGCTGTACCTTTTACTTTGATTCCATTGATATATACCACTAAAAGCAGATATAACAACAGCAATTATTGTCAAAAACCAAGTTACAACTTGCGACAAAGTAATTTCTTTCTTGCTCATAAATCATCTCTCCTTTTACAAGAAAGATGATACCACATCATTGACTTCTTAATTATCAACAATACCATTATTGCACTGTTTTTAGGTCAAAAACTGTCTAAAAACTCGCATGTTTTCGCTACTCCGAGTTATCCACAGGCTGATAAGCAAATACAGACTTTCGATATATCTGCTTAATATTCTGCAAATCTCTATGGCACTGGCTCTCTGATTTAGAAAGTATTCTAGCTACCTGACTCCAACTGCGCTTGCGTCTGCGATCATATCGCAAGGATAGCATGGCTCTTTCATCCTCAGTTAGTATCTTCAAAAAGTTTGACATGCACCACTTGTCACGGATAAAGGACTGTAACGCATAATCACTTTCTTCAATAATCAACTGATTATCCAGAATTCGATTCTCTTTATTTTGAGCAGTGCCACCGCCTATATTTTCATCTACTATTTCAGGCGTCTGCAATTCTATCTTACGTAGCTTAATCTGCATGTCGATTACACCCGAATAATAGTCACTTAGGTATCTGTCTATTCTATCTGCCACACTCCGCTCCTTTTAATGATATAATTACCAAAAAATAAAAGGTCAATTTAATATATATGACACAACTCATACTTTACATTTTGATATATTCAATGATTTTTTTCTTATCAATTACTTTAATAATTGGATTTCTTATCCATAGTCACGGTACCAAAATTATTTCGGTATTTGGTATTTTCATACAAGTATTAATACTAGCCTATCTACACTTATAAAGCATTTCAATGACTGTGAATTTCTTGTGCCATTCGTTCATTAATCACCCTTCCTCATAAATACATAAAACATAGCTGCATCAAGACCAAAAATAATTACGTATGTCAACGCTAATTCAAAATTGATAACCATAAACAATCCAGCGATAACACTAACTATCATTAGCAAGACACATATTGTCAGTCCTGTGATTTGTAGTTTTCTCATAAAATTACCTTACCTTTATTAATTTCATAACCCATTGCTTTGGCATAACTATATATCGATGATTCATTACAGCCAGCTTGTTTAGCGATTTCATGAACGTCCGTAACGCCAGCTTTCGTCAACTTTTTAAACTTCGCTACTCGTTTTTGCTTGGCTTCTGACGGGGTTTCTTCTGGCGCTTTCACGAGCCCTTTTTCAATTAACTTTCTGCGCTTGGCATATATTTGAACAGTGGTTTTACCAATCGCGTTCGAAATTGCCCTGAATTCTTTACCTTCATCAAGCATAGAAATTAATGTTTCCGTTTGTTTATCGCTCCAGTGGCTTGAATTTTCACCGCCTGGTTCTATTTTTAATTTTGACTGCATCCACTCGGCAGCCATGTCAAATCCGAATTTTCTTTCCTTGTCACAAAATTCAGCTGCATAGTTTGTCATTATTATTTCTCCAGTTCGTATATCTCCAATCGCGGGTTATCTTTGTCGATATAAAAATCATGATCATATCCGTTGATGTGTTTGATATTGTCGTTCCCTAAAAACGTCACCCCTCGAACATTAGCCTTTTGCATGCCATCAAATATGAACTTTTTGATAAAGTCCCAATTATCAGGGTCAATTCGTCCGTCTGCTAAGTACCAGTCAAATTTCAATTTACAAGGCCAATTAAATATAATACCATCAACCATAGCTTGTTCAACTATTCTTTTAGCATATAAAGTTCCCTTCTTTTTCAATCCCGAACCTGCATATCTATTTGTTCTTTCTGCATTTATATACTTATTTAAAGTTTTATCTCGATACTGCTCGATATTGAAGACGATTTTATTTTCCATTTTGTCTACGCTTTAATTTTTCAAGAATTTCTAATGCATATCGTCCATCAACCACACCTCGTGGTTTGCCATCTGGAGTTAAAAACGCTTGCCTTGCTTCTTCAAATGGACTTAGCCTTTTACTTGTTGCCATCTCTATACCTCTCATTCGCTCTCACGTCCACAGAAACAGTCATATTTGACGTTTTAAATGTGGTTTGGTGTATTTATACCTAAACAGCGTTTGACGTCTATTTCTTATTGCTGCGCTGTTTGAATTAAGATAATCTAGCTTCTTGCAGTCTATCGGCTAGTTTCTTTTTTTCTTCTTCACTTAATTTTCTGCGTTTTTTAACCATAAACGAGCTTGAGTAGTCATCGCTAACCCAACCAGATAGTCTATCTTCTGTTTGTTCTTCAATTTCGCCCATCTGCTCTGCGTATTTTCTGATATGTGGTGGGTAGGTAGTATCAATGTGCCAATTACCTACTTCAACGTCGAAAATAACTATCGTCTCTTGTTCATTTCTTGCTAATGCCATGTTTAATCTCCTGTTTTTAATCTGTGAGTTTGTGCTATTTCATCATTTATCACAATTCCGTTTAAGTGAAACTTACTCATGAACTTATTTTCATCAGTGTGAAACATTTGGTGGTGGGTTCTGCAAAGTTGAACAGCCCTCCACCCTAAATGGTTTACATCACGTCTATCGCCGCCCATTCCAACACGTGAGCCATCTAAATGGTGCAAGTCACTCGGTCTCTTGCCACATATCACACAACACTTGTTCATCAGACACTGATATTCCCAGTGCGCTATTTCCTGTGGCTCTAGTTCGTTCAATGGTTTCACACTCAAGCTGATGTTATGCAAAACTGCATAATCTAATAACATGTTGATAAATTCGTTCGTATCCGACTTGTTGCCCTTGACTGCACTCAGGCTAAATTCGCCAAAGTCTAAACCGTGGTAATACTCGTACGCGCCGTAAAAATGCCTTCTTGTGCTTTCTACCGTCTCTAACCACGCTCCGCCTACTTGTGACAACCAAATGTCATTAAGTAGCGCAAACGCAAATCTACGCTGTTTTGGTGTCGGCTCATTATCATCACTAGCTACCACCGATAGAACTTGTTGCTGATTAGTTGCGTGATACTTCTGCAAAGTGCGCAAATCTTCATCGCTCATTTGCAATGTGACTAACCCTTTGTTTGGATCTAGCTTATTCACTTGTCCAAATAATTCAGTCACTAAGCACTCCTACACTATTTCTATGCCCCAATTCCAAGGTTCACTGTCAACGCACATGCGCTTTGCTAATGCATACTCCGCATCATCAAATTTCGTGAACACTCTTGGGTCTCGCATAATCACTCTGTTATTTTCTGTACAAATCATTTGATAACTCATTCTCTGACATCGTCCAATCCATCAAACACAACCGTGTTCTCTGCTTTTTTTGTAATCAGTCGGCTAACAATCTTCTTGTTGTACATGCGTTCCAAATCGCCTCTATCGTTGTTTGTGGTCACGATAGTGCTGTAACGCTTGTTGCCGTCTTTATCTTTCACTTGCCTTGCTTCAGCAATTCGAAACCAGAACTGCTGTAATCTTTCAGTGGCACTACCTTCGTTTTTCATACCACCAGCTTCAGAACCAAAGTCATCAAGTATCAACACATCAACTTCACGCATTGATCGCTCAATGTTTTTTATCTTGATAGCTGCTTCATTGTCATTGAAGTCATACATAATCAATTCTCGTAAGTCCATAACACTGACAAACATACTCAACTTATCCGAGTGTTGTTTCAGTGCATCAATGATTGCTAACACCATGGCTGTTTTACCAGTACCAGCTTCACCGTAGAACAGAACGTTGAAATTACTATCAAACATTCTTTTAGTGATATCTGCTGACTTTTTCCAAATGTCGTGGGCTAACTTTTGATTAGGTTGCACTTTTGGATTCCACTTCTGAAATGTGAACGTCTGCTCACCGCTAGTTCCCCACACGCTATCTAATCTATAAATCTTTTCACGATTTCTCTTGATAGACTTTATAACGTTTAATCGGTCTTTCTCTTCAATGCTTTTACGCCACGCCTCTAGTTCTTCATCGCTAACCTTATCGGCTTGAAATCGTGGGTCGTTTCCCAAAACTTCTTGAATGCTATTCATCTTGTTCCATAGCCTCCGTTCCTCATTGCTGGTTTGCTAGTTACCTGGTTTTCATTCAAGTAACTTTCGAACTTAGTTCCAAACAATGTTTCAGGTCTTAGATACTGTTTCATTTTTTGATCTGTTAACCACTGCTTGCTTTTAACATCAATCACAGTTCTGAAATCATCTAAACTAAACCCTTCGTTAAATCTTGCTTTGATTAAATTTTTAGTTTTAGTTCCACTACTTCGATATTTACTTCCAGTCTTTTCGTTCAAATAATCAACAACTTCTTTGTAAGGGAGTTGGTCGGGTTCTTCGGAACCAGACAATATATCTTTTCTATCCTTACCTAACCTATCCTTACCTAACCTTACCTGCGTATCCATGTTGGATACATCTTGTATACGTTTTGTATACATATTATTTTCTTCAACAACAAGTTGGCTTTTTTCGTTGATATACTGGGTTTTGTGATACCTATCGCCTTGTATATAGTTATGAACTCGCCAATCTTTTATAACTACTAACCCATTTTCAAATGGTAATAGAAACTGTTTCGCAACTAACAACTTCCTGTCA